TTACAGAAGAAATGGTACGAAAAGATCAATATTTATGCTAACTTAGGTTTCGGCAATTCATTAGTTGGAACAGCTTCGTGGGGCGGATTAGCATCAGTTGGTGCTGGATATTTAGTAACGCCTAAAATTAACGTCGGTATAAGTGTTTCCGCTCTATATAATCGAGATGTTCAGTTGTACTATTCGGCGTTTATTAATTACTTTCCCTTTGCGAGGCAATAATGGACGATAAAAAAAACTATTCTGTAAAAATTAAAGGCGGTAATTCTGCTCGCAAGTCTTTTTTCTGTCCTTTGTGTACAAAAATAACTGGTACAATTGATGACGAATGTCTTACTGAGTATGGTTTCTGCAAAGAATGTTACGTGATGAATGTTGAGGATAGAAATGTCCCGCTTGTTGATTTAAGTAAGTTCAAGCAGAAATAATTCCTTTACTATCTACTTAAAAACCATATATATTTACATAACCTCGTTTATAGGGAGATTTATAATTAAATGGCTGAAAAAAAAGTTTTATCATATGAAGATCGAAATTACCAACAGAAGAAGAATCTTTATGACTCTATCGTTCAAGCTTTCATTAATATGAAGGCTGAAAAAAGTGCTGAGCAAAAATCATTCGTAGTAGCTGAAAAAATTAAAGGCATTACCTTAAAACTAGTAAATAATGAATTTCTTTCTTTAACGTATCATAGGTACGAAGTTGGTACGACAGATACTTTGGCTCGCAGTAAAGATGAAGTTAATACTTTCTTAAAAGATATTGAAAAAGAGTTAAAGAAAAGCTTTAAAAAGTTTACAAAAAAAGCTTTAAAGCTAAAGAAAGAAAAAGAAGATCAAGTAATTGAAAAAGTTTCTATGGGTCAAGCTGATACGTCGTGGGCACTTGGTTCTAGTAGATTAGATAATAATCGCGCAGGCAGATATTTGGTTAGAGACACCAGAATCTATTCTTTTGATGAAGACACTCTTGAATAATGGCATTAAAGACCAAGAAAGAATTAGTTGAGGAATTAATTAAATGTCGGCAAAGACCCGATTTATTTCATTAATACCTACGCAAGAATCCAACATCCAGTAAAGGGTCTCGTCCCTTTTAAACTTTATCCATTCCAAACTGATGTTCTGCAAGCCTATGTTGGACATAGAAAGAATATCATTATTAAAGCACGTCAGTTACGGAATTACAACTGTAACCGCTGGTTTTGTTGCCTGGTATATTCTTTTTCAGCGCGACAAAAACGTTTTAATTGTAGCTACAAAGCAAGAAACTGCGAAGAATATGATTCGCGTAATCAAGAATATTTTTAGATATATCCCTAAATGGATTCTTGACTTAGGTAAAATTACAGTCGATAATAGAAACTCTTTAGAGCTTGCAAATGGTTCGAGAGTAAAGGCAGTAACGACGTCGGCAGATGCTGGTCGTTCTGAAGCTGTTTCGTTTTTAGTGATAGATGAAGCGGCCCACGTTCAAAATCTTGAAGAAATCTGGACAGGCGTAAGTCCAACGATTAGTACTGGTCGGATCTGTCGTTCTAATGTCTTCTCCTAATGGAACTGGAAATACTTTCCATAAGTTGTATGAGGGTGCTCGCAATGAAGAAAATGGTTTTAATTGTAGGTTTGGCAATTATACTAACCCAAACAATCCAGAAGAAAAATACAACGACAGACTTCCGTGGTGGGTACACCCTGAACATAACTTGGCGTGGTTCGAAGCAGAAACAAGAGATAAAAGTCCAAGAGATATTGCTCAAGAATTCTTATGTTCTTTTAATGCTTCTGGCGATACATTTATCTTTCATGAAGATATTCTTAAAATCGAAAGACAATGTAAAGAAGCTACAGAAATCTATCCTCATGATAGAAATGTTTGGATTTGGCATAAGTCAGAAAGAACTGGCGTTTACTTGATATCTTGCGACGTCTCGCGCGGTGACGCAGGAGACTATTCAGGTTTCCATGTTATAAGACTAGATACGCATCCTATTGAGCAAGTTGCAGAATATAAAGGGAAAATAAGGCCAGATCAACTTGGTTATTTATTGATGTCAATTTCTAAGATGTACAACAATGCTACGATAGCACCTGAAAATAACTCAGGATGGTCTGGACAAACAATCTTAAAAATTGAAGAAGCTCAATACCCTCACCTTTATTTTTCTCGCAGAAGAAAGCCAAAAGAAAAAGATAATTCTCCTGTTGATCCATATTATGCTATGAATAGAAACGATTATTTGCCAGGGTATTCAGTAACTTCTGCAAATAGATTACAAATGCTTGCAAAACTTGAACAATATTTAAGAATGGGTGATATTAAAATAAACTCATTAAGGCTCATTGAAGAACTTAAAACTTTCGTCGTTAGAGAAGGGAATAGGCCAGAAGCAATGAGAGGTTATAATGATGATCTTATTATGGCTTTGGCTGGTGGATTATGGGTTCGTGAAGAAGCCTATATGAATACTTATAGAAGTGACGATATGTCGAAAGCTTTAATTGATTCAATGTGTGTTAGTACGAATCAAACAACTAACATACCTGGTTTTAATGCAAGTGCAAATTCTGGGTTTCATAGTCGCGGCCAAATTGCACAACACATAGAGGATCAGCACAAGATTGTACTTGGTGACGGAAGCGTTGAAGATATTTCTTGGCTCGCGCTAGATTTTAAAATAGCGAAAGGATAAAAAAAATGGCAGATAATAAATTTGACTTAAAAGGATACTATCAAGATTTAGCTCGCCTTTTTAAATCCGGTCCTACATTTAAACAAAGAGTGGCTTCTAAAATAGTAGCTCCTGGAGCGCCACATACACCTGTTGGAACTGCTCGCGCATTTATGAAAGACGCTAATGGCATGTATTCAAACATGATGGCTTCTTATCGGACAATATTCAAGAATGGCTCGCTATTCTGCTTATGCTGAAATGGAATCTGAAGCTCTTGTTGCGTCTGCGTTAGATCTTTTAAGTGAAGAAACTTGCGCAAAAAATGAACACGGAAAGTTAATTAAAGTAGAATCTGAAAATCCGAAAATTAAAAATGCTTTAACTGAGCTTTTTGAAGATGTTTTAAATCTAGAATTCGAAGCAGGAACGTGGATTAGAAATCTTTGTAAGTATGGCGATCACTTTATGACGATTGACCATCATCCAGATTATGGTGTTCTTGGTGTCTATCCGTTGCCAGTAAATGAAATTGAAATTGAACATGGATATGATAAAGAAGATCCTTTAGCTTTTAGATATCGTTGGATTACTCAAGGAAATAAATCGCTAGAGAAGTGGCAAGTAATTCACTTTAGAATGCCAGGTAATGACCAATTCTGGCCTTATGGCGCATCTGCAGTAGAACCAGCCAGAAGAGCTTTTAGGCAGCTTGTTCTTATGGAAGATGCAGTTATGCTTTATCGCATTGTACGCTCGCCCGAAAGAAGAGTATTTTATATTGGCGTTGGCAATATTGCTCCTCAAGATGTTCCTTCGTATGTTGAAAAAGCACAAACTCAATTACGCAGAAATCAAGTTGTCGATGGCTCTGGAAGAGTTGATCTAAGGCTCAACCCAATGAATGCCCTTGAAGACTTCTTTATTCCTATTCGTGGAGAAGGTGATGGTACTAGAATTGAGCCGCTTCCTGGTGGGCAATTTGTTGGAGATATTGAAGACTTAAATTATATTAGAGATAAATTATTGGCAGCTTTAAAAATTCCGAAAGCGTATCTTGGATATGATGACGGATTAGGTAATAAAGCTACCCTTTCCCAAATTGATACAAGGTTTGCAAGAACAATTCAAAAGATTCAGCGTGCTTTAACTCAAGAATTGAATAAGATTGCTATTATTCATCTTTATTCAATGGGATTTAGGGGCGAAGAATTAATTAATTTCAACATCAAGATGGCTAATCCATCTATGATTGCAGAACTTCAAAGTCTTGAATTATGGAGAACAAAATTTGAAGTAGCTTCATTGGCTCAATCAGGACAAGAAGGGGCAACATTCGATAGTTATTTCGTTTATAAAAATATTTTCAAACTTTCAGATGAAGAAATTGAAGGTATCGAAGAAGGTAAGAGACGTGATAAGCTATTTCAAGTAGGCTTAAATGCTGTCACAGGAGGAGATACGCCAGTTATTGAGCCTGGAGTTGATGTAGGAACTCCAGGAGGTCCAGCAATTGACCCTAGTGCCCCTCCAGTCAACGTTAATGTAGCAGAGCCTGGATTACCTCCTCCTCCAGGAGAAGAGACAGGAGCTACGCCAGTAGAGTCAGCTAAAGATCCAAACACACAATCTGCAGCTCCTAGTGAATTGATAAATCCAGGTCATTCAAATGGCCATAAAATTAATTCTTTACCAAATCAATCACAGAAAAGATCTGCGAATATGAAAGGGACCGGAATGGATCCAGATAGAAGTTATAGCGAACTTATGCGCGCTATTAAAGCTCCTTTTGGTGAAGAAATTGAAGAAGACGACGCTGAAAAGATTACAGAAGCTAACTTTAATAAAAAAGTTTCCCAACTCAGAAGGTTTGCAGCAGACCTTGAAGAAGTTGCGCAGTTAAATCAATCTAAAACGAAAAAGGTCGTTAAAGGTTAAAAATTTATAATTATCAAGACGAGGAATCATATAAGTTTATTATGACAAAAAAACTTAGATCTAATAAGAAACGCAATTCAGCTCTTTTATATGAGGCATTAATACGCCATATTTCAAAATGTTTAATTGAAGACAATAAAAAAGAAGCGACAAAAGCCTTAGAAATATCGAAGAAATACTTTTCTGAAGGAACTCCTTTAAGAAGTGAGTTAAAATTATTTCAATCTGTTTTATCTTCGAAATCTGTTTCTAGAGATGCGATGACAAAAATTGTTGAATATGCTTGTAAGTCTGCAAGCTATATGAATCCGCGCGTTCTTGACGAACATAAAAGTAAACTTATTAAAGAAATTAATTATAATTTAACTGATAAAGTATACGACTATAAGATACCAGATTATATTAATTGCTCTTCTTTGCAAATGCTTTTCAATGAATCGAGAAATACGAACGTAAATAAGAAACTTGACGAAGTATTAAAGATTAAAATAAAAGATACTTTAATTACAAGACTTATTGAGTACAAGGAACAGGCTACTGCCGATTTTAAAGTAAAACCTCAATACAGCAACACTGTTTATAAATTATTAGTTAATAAATTTCATCAAAAATATGCATCCTCGTTAACTGAAAATCAAAAAAGATTCTTAATTCAGTATGCAGCATCTATGATGTCAGAAGATAAAAAAGTTTTCAATGAATTTGTAAGTAAAGAAAATACAAGAATTTTAAATTCTATGAAAAAGATAGATACACAA